CTTTTATTGGGATATATTCTCTCACTATATACTTGTGCATGGATTTCATACTCTCAATTGGAAATCCGACGACTTCAATGGAGAGCGCAAAGTTTATGGCTATATTCTTCTTCCTAGGAATGTTAAAACATGGACTCGGATATAGTTTTGGGCTCCAAACTTATTATTGTCGACTTTATAAATCTAAAAACGCTATTGTTATACCTCCTACTTTCATGGAACTCGTGGGGGAAGGATTACTTTATGTCATAGTCGGCAAAATCTTGTCACTTTTCATTCGTTCTTGTTTCGTCAACAATAAAGATGACAGCAAGCATATTTTTCTTCCAGCAGCAATAGCCTTTTTGTCTGGTTTCTTGCTTCATGTCAGCTTTGAAATATCTGGTCTCCACAAAAAATTCGTCGACAAGTATTGTTTGTAAATAATTTTTTGTGATGCATGTATAGTATAAATGAGAAGAAGACGGCGACGCATTCCAAATCCAGAGCTACTAAAATTGAAGATTGAATCTGATGAACAGCACTTGAAACTTATGATTTTATCTGCTTTCAAGGACTCGAATATAAACTTTTTTCGCGTCTTTCCACATTTGTTCGCCGATTCAAATTGTCAACTTGTAAAAATTTCAAAAGAGATGCTTCCGATTCGGCTACTATGCACAAACTTCTTTTACAACTTCATGCTTCTACTCATTTTCTCACCCTCGTTGAAATGTCGTCTCTACAACTTCATTTGGATTCAAACACGAAACAAGAAAAAAAAATGATGCTTCGTCCAGGACGGGTAAATTATGATTGAAATATAATAAGTAATCGCCAGAACATGACAAAGAATGCGGTGTACAAGGCAATACTTTTCAACTCTTTTTCCTTTTTAGGAAGAGCATAATAAAGTATGACAAGCAACGGAATTTTGATCGTATTTAAAATACAGTCCATTGAAATTATGACCAAACATAAAAAAATGTTTAACTATAAAATCAACTATAAAATGTAGAAAGATGCAAGGCGAACATATTGACGTCGGAATTTCGACAACATATCTTAACAGTAGTTTTACTAATTACTTAACACCCTAACTTATCTTTTGACGCTCATACATCATCAAACTTTTTGCGCTCGCCTCAACCTACATGCCTTTTGCATTCATGATTTTCTCGAAGTAACACTCATCGATGTTCTCAACACCATGCAGATCGCTTTCGTCGTATTCAAGGGACTTGAGCTCTTCGGATCTCGCGACAGATACTTCGTTGACAATATCGAATAAACTGGTCCAATAGCACACGGCTTTTCGACCGGGGCGAATCCAAGCGTATTCTTTTGCGACGATTATGTGCGATTGAAGCTCAATCAACCAATTTCTTTTGGTCACTTTGTCAGCGCCTTTCACCTCTGCTTCTTTGACTTTGAAGTCGCAGAAGAGAGCAGCGACAGAGTGGAAGACCTGTCGAGCAGCTCGTTCACAATCGACTTTCTCAAATCCGAGTCCAGTACTCACCAGATCACGGTCCGGTTCATATTCATCAAATTGGCACATTCCACGACAGTACGCTTCAATATCCATTGAGAGGAAAACAGGGTGCTGGATGAGGATGACAAACGACGGGATATCGTAGTGCCTGGAGGTTTGTTTCGAAGAACGATAGACAGTCTCCTCAAATCTTGGGTCCACGAAAAGGGCAGCAGTAGCCTCCTTGAATCTCTCTGTCGTTGTATCTTGATCGTGAAGACACCAGAAAAAGTCCGCCATAGAGTCAACTTTAAGACTCGATTTGGTTGAAAGTATGCCATTGCTCGCAAATTTGGTCACCTCGTCCCAGTTAAAAATACCTCGGTCATAAGGTTCGCAACCGCATCTTTCGCTACTCTTTTCTTCTTCTTCATCTTCTTCATCACTTGACTCATGCTCAACTCTCCCTTCTCTAAACTTGATTCTCACATCTGTCGATGGGCAATCGAGACCACGCTTCTTCGACTCCTCGTTTTCTTCAATGAGATTAGCGATCATGGAAAGAATGTCGACGACTTGAAATTGTGACAAGGAAGATATAGACATTCATAAGTCAAAATATTTACAAATGCATCAATTTATCATGTCGCGCTCGATGAAGCGCTCGTTTTCTTACTCATGATGACAACTATAAAAAAATTACATCAGCAAAAAACTATTCTCTGCGACGAGCGCGAACTGTTCACAATTTCTCGCATCCACGTCTACGAACCGATGAATACGAGTGGTCTCGACGAGAAGAAAAAAAGACGTCCTCCAAGACCTACAAAACTCTTGGCAGATATGCCGGAAGGTTGTTGCAGTGACTATCTTTCTTTTCTGAACCAGACAGAAATCGACGAACTTCTAGCTCACTTAACAAGTGGTCTTGATTATGAACACAGTTTTACTGATATGGGTTTTGCTGTCGTGAAATCTCCTCGAAAACAAATCTGGTTCACTCGAGGATTTTCCGAACCTTACTTTTTCAGTAAGGCTCATGTCAATGGACTAAAGCCACATGATCTACCGCCATGTTTTCTGCCAATTTTACAAAAAGTAGAAGAGTTCACTGGTCGTCCTTTCAACGCCCTTCTTGTCAACGTTTACGATGGTGGTAACGACTCTTTATCTGCCCATGCAGATGCTGACCCCTGGTTAGGAGACGATTTCATTGTCCCGTCCTTGACATTGTACGACGAAGGAGCTTCACTTCGTCGAATAGTGTTTTCTGACAAAGAAACGAGATTCTCGCATGTGATGGAAAACGGAAGTCTTCTGATTATGGGCGGAAATTGTCAGAAACTTTTTAAGCACGAAATTCCAAAGGAGAGCCGTGCTGTCGGTATTCGATACAATTTGACCTTTCGATTCGTACATGAGAATCTAATTTCGAAGATGCCGCGTGGAAAAATAGTACCTGTGGAAGAAATAGAAGAGATGATTGTCACTGGGAAAAAAAGAAAAGCGAATGTTTTGCCATAGGACTTTTAGTACCTGTGTGAAGTCAATTATATATTGTCGTTAACTTTTGTCAACCTTATAAATTAAAAAACATGCTTGTCTACGAAAAAGGTAGTGAAATTTTTGTATTCATACATGTCCCGAAAACTGCAGGAAAAACAATACGTGATCAAATAAAGCAAGACAGTGAAAACAGAATTATTGAAGATCATTGGGGAGTCGTCGGACATTTAGATTCTGCCCATATTCCTTATCGTCTTTGTACTCAATACGCTCATGCAAGATTCTTCGCTTATGTACGGAATCCTTATGATCGACTCATCAGTGCATTTTTCTACTTGAATCCAGATTCCACTATACATGATTTCAAACGTTTCGTTGCCCATGATCTTTCTTTGCTCGATTTCAATTCAGAATACTGCACTACTTATATACATTACTATCCCCAATACACTTTCGTTACAGACGAGTACAGTAGCATTCCAGACAACATAAATGTCTATATACTTGAAGATAATCTAGTGCCGCCAACGTACAACTTAAAAGATTACTTTGACGAGGTAGGGTTAGATCAAGTCAATCGCATATACAAAATGGATTTTCTCCTATTCGGATACATACCTTTGCTTACTTTCTACTAAAATTTATTCGTGGCGAATAGAAGGATTGTTTGCCTTTTCGTTTCACAATTTCCTTATCATCTTAATGAAACCCTATCGACATACACTCGTCACAATTTCATCTACTTTATAATATTTTCAAAAAAGATGGATTTTACTGAAATTTCAAAAAAGCAAGGGGAAATTATCGATGAACTTTTTCAGAAATTTCTGAATTCTAGCGATAACTACATGTGTTTGCTTTCATTAGCTGTTGGCTCTGGAAAAACAATCATCACTTTAAAACTGATTCTCCGTTTGTTTGAGTCTGGTTTACTCTTGAGTAATCCAATTGCATTTTTCTTGCCGCTTTCCATTGTAGATCAGTGGATTTCTGAAACAGCAAAAGTGTTCAAAGAGGATAAGGAGAAACCAGAGATTCTTTTTTATCACGGTTCAAAACGATTGGAATCGCTCTCTGCTTTCCTTTCCACTTCCTCCAAACTGAAATTCATTTTTACCACCAAGGAAACTTACGAGTACGACGTTTTTCGCAAGAAAAGCAATCCTTTCGGCAAAATTCGATTTTCTTTCATGGTTGTTGACGAAATTCACCAGGTCAGGAATCCAAAAACGAACACATTTCAGGCTTTACAAACGGTACATGCAAAGTACAAATTAGGATTATCGGCTACTTTAGCCGTTTCCGATGCTTCAAAAGATCTTCAAAATATAGCTGGCTTATTCGGCTTCACGTTAACGCTGAAAAACATTGTTCAGAGTCATATCGTGAGCAGGACGAAAACCGATATGCAGATTCGTGAGATTCCTCGGCAAAAGAACGTGATATTTTGTTCTTTTGATGGAAAAGAACGTGAACTCTACCTGCAATCTCTTGCAGATATGGAACAAAAGTATTTGATCTATCTTCAAACAAGGGAACATTGGAACTTTGTCGTCAGAGATCTTGCAGAAAAGGCATACAAAGTTTCCTTGAGTACTCTTGTGAAAATGAGTAGCTACCCGTACCTCCAATCAGTCAAGGAAGCAGTGGAAAAGCAGCCTGATTTTGCGGAGCAAATCTACCGAGATGCACCTGAATCTGCGAAAATGAAAAAAGTTCTTGAAGTTTGTGCAACCGATCCTAGAAAAATTCTCATTTTTTCTTCATTCTCGACAGTCATAAAAGTCTTGAAAGAAAAGCTGATTTCGAAAGGAAGAGAAGATGTTGACATCATTTGTGGAGAAATGACCCAGAAGAAGAGAGCAGCTGTCCTGAACAAGGTTTCTTCGGGACAAGTGAATATTCTTCTTTTGACGAAAGGTGCCGGTGGGGTAGGCTTGAATTTGGCAGAGTTTACATGCAGCATTATTTATGATCCGTCTTTTCATCCATCAGAGGATGAACAGGCCATTGGAAGGATGGATCGTTTGACTTCAACGGCAGAAAAAATATACATTTCACAGCTGAAAATTCCAGGAACGATCGATATGATGACTTATTCTGTACACGTTCAGAAAGAAGAACAGAGTCGCTTGATTCTCGATGTTGCGAATAAGAAAAAAACGGAAAGTGATTTAGACGAAATGGGAGAATTTTCCGGCACTTACAAAGCGTGCAATTTGTCTTCGTTCATTTTTTTTGACTCGCAATGGACAACCATTTGTTCTACGTTTGATAAGGAAGCGAAGAGGAGAAAAGAAATGAACAAGTTTGCCCTTGAACACTACGAAAAACAGAAGCAAGAGAAGGAAGAAGAAGACGACGACGACGGTGGAAAAAAGGTGAAAAGACCTAAGAAAGGGAAAACCGGGCAGAAAAAACCGAAAAAGATTTCGAGTAAGAGGTCTGAACAAATAGCCTATGAAAATTTGATTGCTATGAAAAGAAAAAAAGATGAAGAAAGGGGTATTAATCCGATCAAAAAGAGGAAACTTGAACTTGCCACCAAGATTACATTGGTTGCAAAAAGGAAAGAAACGAAAGAAGCTCCACCACCATTTTCACTGTCTCTCACCATGAAAAAGTTTGGACTTTGTCGTTAGGAGGCAGCAGAACGAATTGTATGCTTTGTCTGGCTACTGTGAGAATTTGATTTTATGAAAATGATGTATTTGCGTATTTTTGCTTCAAAGGTACAATAAAGTAGCGCGAAGAAGGAATACTAGTATGGAAATAGTATGCTACATAAATCAAAATTTGATTTCTACATTTATACGTCAAGAGAAGATATATATCCTTTAAGTTTAACGGAATATGGGTTTGTCGTGAGGTATCCTTTCCTTCCTTCCACCAATGCTCGATTTCATGCAGCAAGAAGTTGTCGACGAAGTTTGGTCTTTGTTGCCGTATTTCGAAAGCAACTGGTATCAACAGGATCATTCATAATCTGAACGCACACCTTGTCATCAAATTGACGATGATCGGACAGAGTTGTGATGACATGTGCGGGTTTAGTGTTTTAATTATTATGAATACGTCATTATCATTGATTCAAAAAAATGAAAGTTTTTTTTTAATAAAATATCATATTCGTCATTTCTATCTCCCTATACTAACAAACAAATTTCAAATGTCCTTCTACGAAATGATAGCACTATACTACGAAGAATTTTCTGGCACCATCAATCAACTTTTTGACTTTTCTGGAATTATTGAAGCTTTGGAAGTTCTTCTAAATATTCACGATCCGGAAGAGGAAGAACCAGCTACTTCTGAAGTCGTTAATGTTAGTCAATAATCAAATCAATAATCAAATCAATAACCATAAACAATATTATTTATATTTTTTTTATGTCAATGTTCTTGTCAAAGTAAATTCATAAAACAATAACACCTGCCCTCCACTGCTCAATTGAAGCACGCGTCTTGGAATACAGGATTAAATTTCACGAGCGCGCTTTTTTCCAATGACAAGTAAAAGTGGGTCATCGTTTGCTCTCGCAGCTGCAAGAGCGACGAGGCGGCTCATGTTCGGATGATCTGTAGCTTTCGCTGAAAGATAGACATGTACAGATCGAAGTAGCATGGCTCGGATCACGAACCCGACGATACTTTCCTCTGTGTAGCGCATGTACCTCTCGGCCGAGCGGTATGTATCTCTGATCTCACCACTTACATCCAAGACTCCTTTGAACTTTCCCTTGTGGTTCTCCAACTTGCAGATCAGATTTAAGGAAGATTTTAAGATTTCTAACATCTTTTTCAATGTTAGACATGATGGATCGGCAATTTCGACACCTTTCTTGTTTTTCGGGAGAAGCATTTCACCAGTAAGGTCACAGCGAACATTTCGAATGCTCTGTACGTATCGAGGGACAACAAGCGGTCCTTGATTGCTGTCATTCGCAGCATGGACATTTGTCACAATGCGGTCCAGTTGAACCTTCAAATTCTCAAGAAGAACCTGCGGTTGGTCCTTCAAAAGTGGAAGAATGTAGCGTTTCACATACAGCTTGAGCGTAAGCGTCAAAGAGATGTAGCGAAATGCAGAGCTTTCAGCAAATAGGCGAATAAGATCTTCTGGAATCTGCTCGTATGTTTCAAATCCAGTAAGAAGGAACAGAATGCGCATATCCAAAGTCTGCATGTTCGTACGGATATCTTCACTGAGTCCAGTTTGGCGGATATATTCGGCCACTTCTGCTGTATTTGCGGCTTTTAAAGGAGGATTTCTTGCGGTGGCATGAATGATATCAAACAACGAGTCAATGCCGTTTCCAAATCTTTTCATGAACTCAGCTCCATGCTCAAACGCGTCGCGCATTCCTTTCTTTGAAATTTCTTCAATTTTCTTGCAGATAAGGGTATTTATCTCTTTCAAGAGCGCGGGAATGTCCAAAAAATTGACCAATCGCAACATCTCGGTAGCAAGGGGTCCAGATAAAGCATGAATTTCGACCATAAATTGTTTGCGATCAGTTGTCAACAGTTTGATTAAGCGCTCGGCTAAGATGATCATTTCTTGCGAAAAGGGTACTGGAACGGGTTCGAGATCTTCACCGTCTTGTTCTAGACCCATAAGGACATTGCTTTCTTGGATGAATTGGTCGTCGAATGTACCTGTACCTCCACATGAAGCCTTGTAGATGATTCCAGTGAAAGAAGCTTCAACGATTGCCGGTAAATCTTCCATAAGTTCTGCTTAAATGATGCTTGAAATTGTGAGCATCGCATTTATGTATGCAATTTTACAATGTAGTGGTAAAAGATTTCTTAATAGTTTATCATGCTTTTTTGATCATATAAGATTCCATAGTCACAGTCAACTGATATGACGTATCCCTTTATGGTGTCGTTAACAATGTATATGTAGCAGCCGCTTCTCTCCGTAACCCGACTATATATCCATAGCTATATTGCACACCGATAAAACATCCTGAATGCACATTTGCCGCCACATATGCTCTTTGGTTTTATGACATCTCTTATCAAAGCTGAGGAGTTTCATCATCATATTTGACAGCGGGAACAAAATCTTGCATCGAACTTGATAAATTTGCCACAGTATCATGATTGTCTTTTGTGTATGAAAGAATACCACAATGAAATATTTCCATGGGAATTTGTTTTTTATCTTGCCCGAATCGTTTGACTCGACCGACTAATTGTTCACGGGTCGCTTGATTGCTCGGATAAACACCAGTAATGATCATGGTTGCAATTGTCAGAGTATATCCGGTAGAATAGTAAGTCGATCCAATAAAAACTTTCTCGCTTTTTCTCAAACGATCTTCTGGACGAAGATTGACGGAATTTGTTTTATTTATAATTTCACAGCTAATATTTCGTTCTGATAAGGCAGAGGCAAATGTCGATTGCATAACTGTATCTTTCGCAATCAGGAATATTTTTTGCATTGGATCTTCGCTAAGAATTTCTGCCACACGCTGAATAATAGCTTCTCCAATTACTCTATAACAAATTTCCTGAGCTTTGTGAAAATTGACTCTTGAAGCGGTTCCTCCAAAAAAAGAAGTAACAAAAGGTTTATATTCTGCAAGATTAGGGCCTGTGATTTCGATATTTCGCTGAATCATTTTCACCTCAATTCCAAGATCTTCTCTGCGAGAAATGAGCGATGCTACTCCTAACAAATAATTTTTTATATTGATTGGAAAGGTCATTGTTAGCTCCAACATAGGAAGTAGTTTCGTTTCTTTGGCATCTTTGAAAACTGTTCCTGTAAATCCAACAAAATATTGACTGAGCGACGCGATTTCCAGCATGGTAGAAGTTCGCAATGTCAAATCAAAACATTTATGCGCTTCGTCGAGCAAAAAAATAGTATCGCATGATTTTTTCACTAATACCGGAATGTTTCGCAATTGATCATGCTCTACAATGGTGATACAAAATGGATCAATATCTGTTTCACGCAAGATATCTTGTTTAGAAATATTGGTTAAATCGACGATCGGAATTTTAAGAAGCTTTAGTTCTTCAATTACTGTTTCTTTCGCAGATTTCGGAAGTGTGTATACGCAATATAAAGGCATTTTGGTTTGTAGAATCAAGTACCGAAGAAAGGCGGCTATGATCCGAGTTTTTCCAAGTCCAGGGGACATCCAAATGAAATGGCGAAACATGTCATCCATATCCCTTTCGCAAAGTTCTCGCAATGTATCTTCCTGGTGAGGTCTCAAACGAAGATCTAATTTTGCAAGATGATGTTTGTAAGTTTGCCATCCTTCTGAAACGGTCATAAGTTTTGTGCTGACTCGGCGAAGACGGATCAATCCAACAACTCGTTGCCATGCATCGTAGCAAAGAATTTTGAATTTAAACGAAGAGTTCACAGATAGAACTCCTGGCATTTTATTGCAAATTTCAAGAAAGAATTGAAAACAATGTGAGTCTGTCCAATTCACAGAGTAAGTTGAACCGGATCCATCTCTTTTCGCTTTATAAATTTCCAGGGTTTCTTTGAGAGAAGAAGTATACATGATCAACCGATTGATTATTTCCCCATGCAAATGTTGCAACGTTTCTTCTAACCACTCGAAAGCCTTCTCTGTAATTCCTTCATTATATACTGTAAACGGAGTTGTGAGAGGAAGAAGAGCTGGTGCCGGTAAGATTGGCAAAGAGGTTCCTTTTCTGCAGAATTCGAGCCAAGAAAAATCTCGACCATCCATTGTAATTTTAAAATCACCAGGAATTTTTCGAACTCGAGCGTGCACTAATCCAATCATCGGACAATGAATAGCAATTGAAGTCGATGGATTTGAAAGCCATTCATTCATCTTATCAGTAGCAAGCTGTTTCTCTTTATCCGTCAATTGATGCACATCTGTGTTTCGTGAAGGTTTTCTCAAAACGAAAATATCTTCTGTTGGGTTTTTGGGAGAAAGAAAACAAATCACTTCTGTATGTCCAAGCGTGAATCCTTTGGATCCAATGAGCGAGGCGATCCAAGAGGGATCTTTAGAACTTTCTATCAAAATGGTTTTTTCGTATCTTTCAAATAAGGGTCGAAACATTCTTTCCGCTTTTTTCGCTTCCCAAAACTTTTCCTGGGCATTGGTTACGATCGAATCTGGTTCAAAAGGAACTTTGCGACTATTGAGAGATGTTGCATGTGTCCATATCCTTCCAAGTCGTTCGGCTGGAGTCATATTTGCCACTTCTCCACCTACCATAAAATGCATCACTTCCGTATGCGAATGTTGGTCGATTGCATGGGTCATTTTCATGATTGGAGGACGTATCATTCCAATACTTTCAATATTTTGAAAATTATCTTTGCAAATTTGCAGAGTCATTTCTAAATCAGAGGAAAAGGTTCCAAGTTCTTGAAGTAGAATGAAAACTGGATCTTTTGATTTGTTTTCATCTATCAAAGGTTTCGAAACATCGTATCGATATGTAGTCAGAGAGATCAACGCTACGTGCAAATAATGAAACACTTTCTCAAGAAATCGTCGAGATGGTTGAAAAGATACTGCTTTTATCTTATTTTCACGGTAACATAGGGCAGCAGAGAGAAGGCAAGTGATCAATTTTCGATTTTCATATACATCGGTATACAAGGCCACATCTTCCATGAAGATCACGGCAAGGCGTTTAAATGCCATCTCTCCACCGGTAACAAAGGTTTGTAACTCAGGAAGAAACGATCCAGCAGAAAGCATGATTTTCAAGAAAACGGTTTTGACGACTTCAAAAGTATCGATTTTGTTTCCATTATAAACTTGAACTTTCACAGGACGAACTCGAATGCATTTCTGAAGAAGCGATTTCAAAACAGCCAACGATGCCCATGATAAAGACTCCAGGATTTCAGAATGCATATTTTCATCAAAAAATGCTTTTGTCGGTTTTTCGTCAAAATCGATCAATGAATATTGCATGCCGTTGGCAGAAAAGCAATTCGGAGAAGTTGCTTCTTCAGAAACGAAAATTTTGAATTGTGGCTTGGTTTTTGAAATATCGTATATTCTTGGACGACTGACAATAAAATTCGACGCTCGAAACATTAATGTGGAAGTATTTTTCATACGATAAAACATATCATAGACTTCTCGAATATCGATATATTCATCTCGATTCAAGCGTACCTGATCTTCATCCGAAAGTTGTAAAAATTCTCCTGTCAATCGCAAAAATTTCACCCGAAGTCCAGGAACTTTGTCCATATAATAAGTTTCAGAATGATTAGCACCATCATTTATAGATATCCATTCTTTAATTTCTGTTTCGGATTTTCCTTGAAAATAAGGAGAATCTCTTACTTGATTAAAAAAATCCGGATAATTTCTCAAAGCACTTGCATCAGGATGAATCAATATTTCGTTTCGACCTATCACTGATATCATTGTTCCTTTATTCTGTTTTCCGATCCCTTCAAGGTAAGCACCAGATGTGATGCCAGTATGTCGAGCACTGAAAAATTTGTTATCATTACTATTCTCTGAACTGACAGCTTTCTTTGTTTTCAAAGAAGAATCGATTGTAGAAGTTGACGCTCTTTTTTTCGTTGCTTTGTTCATATTATATTTTGATTTATTCATTGAACTATCTGAAATTATGAGCCGAGGAAAAACTTTAAAAACTTTGAACTATCTGAAATTATGAGCCGAGGAAAAACTTTAAAAACTTTAAGGACCGTCACAATTTTTTATCTTGCCAGTAAGATAAAATAACTACAAAAATGCCATCATCTTTGTCGGAGCAGAAAGCAAGAGCAGCCAAATGGGCCGAGGAGCAAGGATATGATGTGAAACACAGACAAGTCAACAAATCGAGAAAAGTGGTTAAATTGGTCAAGACAGGCTCCAAGAAGAAACCAGATGCTGTGAAGAAAACGCTTACATCAAGAACTGAATACGATCTGGACGTTGCAAAACAAAAGGCGGCTGCGGCAAAATGGGCACAGGAAAATGGATATATCGATAAATACGGCAAACCAACAAAGAAAGCGCCGCGACTGACTCATGATCAGGAAATCGCCAGACAGAGAGAAAAAGCACGAGCGTATGCCAGATCGATTGGACTTTTTAAATAAGGAGGGGATTTGACAAAACACGCTGTGAAAACTCTAGTTGACATAATGTGACCAAAAGGTATATATTGCATTTTGTGTTTGGCTAGGTTAAGCAGTATTATGGTGATAGTGTTTGTTTTTTTCCCTGACAACACAATTATATTGTAATAACAAATGTACGAAGCAACCTCACTTCCTGACAGTGATCCATTAAGACGCTTCTCAAATCCCGAAGAAGCACAGAGAAAAGCAAAACTTTATCTCGGTGCAAACACAGTGCTTTACAAATCTCAGCGAAAAACGAAAAAGTACTCGGTACTCGATCGTAGTGGCAAGAAAGTGGATTTTGGACAAATGGGTTATGAAGATTTTACGATAACAAAAAGCCTCAAGAAAAGGGAAAATTACCTCAAACGGTCGGAAAAGATCAAAGGCAATTGGAAACGTCGCCAATTTTCACCAAATAATCTCGCCCGCAACATTCTTTGGTAAAGGGACCGAAGTGCTGACAACGACTACTGCATTCATAAGACACGATTTATGAATATATATTTGCCTGCATTATGTATAGAATAACTTATTCTAAAAAACATGAGTCACGGTCACGAAAAAGCAGAAAATCAAAAAGAAAATCCACAAATTGATGTAGTTCTACTCTTCTTAGCTCATGACGGTATCAATAACATTGATATTTGGAAAAGGTGGTTTCAAGAAGATTCGTCGGTCGACTGTCTCATTTACATGCCACGCCCGTCGGACGACATTTTCATCAAACAGCATCTCGCTTCGAGAGAAATACTTGCCATGCCAACAAAATGGGGCCATAAATCTCTCGTGCTTGTATTTCAAGCCATGTTACGGGAAAGTCTTGTCAAGTTTGCGAACGCGACAACGTTCTATCTTGTCTCCGGGACGCATATTCCCATTTGTTCCGCCTCTAAGATAGAAAGGGGTAAAACCATCATTACCTATGCAGTCACGAAGGAGCTCTTGTTCCGAAAAGGAAAATTTGAAATTTCCGAGAATTATGCCGCTTCACCGATCGACATTCCTACAAAGTTGCGTGTCAGACCTCAATTTCACGAACAATGGGTCGCCTTAAAAAGACCACATGCCACATGTATATCAGAATTCGATTTCACCCAATTTGATCCAATTGATATCGAGGTGCAATCTCAAGAAGACATCAATCCAAAACCAGCACCAGATGAATATTACATCCTTCTCGCCTTACGTTTAAGCGGTATCAAGAAACAAAAGTCAGAGATTGTTTCTGAAGCCACTTGTGCATCCATTTTCCGACGTGAAGAAGATGTTTCGCCATACACATTCCTTAGCTTACATGACAAAGAATGTGATATGAATTACATTGATGAAAGTGGAAAGCCATGTATCACTTCCAAATTCAGTCTTCAGGCCTATATCGATGCGATGCATAAGTGGAGACCAAAAGTTGCCTTCCTGCGTAAATGTGCATCGATTGATTTTGAAGACAGGAATCCATGGAATCGATCAACTGCGCCGATGAAGTCACAAAAATCGCCAAAGTCCAGAAAAAAAGAACCACCTCAAATGTCACGCATCCTGGTCTAGCATTACTGCAACTCTGACTCATAATAGGACTTGTCTACATCAACAGGAGTGTTTGTAACTTTGAAAACGTAATAACTATCTTTCTTGGTTGGACCATATTCATTTAGACTCACATGTCCATTGACATACTCTGTATTTCCCCTTTTTGTCAGGGGAGCGTTCTTGACACGTGCATGTGTCGGATCCCAGTCACAATTGGTCCTATTAAGATGTAGGGTGTAGCCTTTCTTCTCATGCTTCTCGAAAAATGCACGTCTAATAAACGCGTGGAATGCTTTGTCAGATGATGTGTTACGAGATACCGTTTCTCTTTTCTTCTTTTCTTCTTCCAAGTCTCTAGTCAGAGTTGGTACTACTTTAGATTTTTTATTTTTTGCGGTTTTTGCAGAGGTCTTCTTGGACGATTTGTAGCGGAAGATATAATGCGGAATCATATAATATACGTTTGAAATAATTGTGGCCGCGACAAGTAACAGAATCTATCAACAGAATGCATGATATACACGTCGGCAAGATTAAAAATCATTTTTTCATAAAATCTGCGCAACGGGATTCTTCGTAGCGAGCTTTTCGACGATTTTGTGATAAAAAAATTCACGAGTATCTATCAAATTTAAAAAAATATCGACGCCGAATGAGGGGCTCGAACCCTCGACCACTAGCTTAAAAGGCTAGCGCTCTACCGACTGAGCTAACTCAGCTTCATGTTCTATTCCATAGTAGATTAAATATATAAAGTTATAATGTAGTTTTAGGTCAGTGATTTGCACAACAGCAGGCTCATATCGAAACCCGTAATAAAATCCAATGTTAATATTTAATATACAAATTTTCAGAATGTCTTTAAAGAAACAGAAGGGGACAGGAAAGAGGAATATAAACGATCAGAACGGTGGGTTTGGCATAAAATTTGAATTTCCCAAGCATTCTACCGTTGTAAGTCAGGTAATAGGGGAATATCAGGTAATGGTACAAATTTCCCAAATTGGAATCCCAGATCTTTTTACCCAGTTCATGATCGACCCTTTATCGCCGTTTTATACATATGGAATGGCAAAGGGCGGATACCATTTGTTTCTGCATGCATTCAATACTCATCCGACATTTCCGATAGATTTCCTTCGCCTTGTCAATTCGAATAAAGAAGTTGACGAAGAGCAAAGTCTGTTCGAAGTCGCTTCTCTCTATGGCGAGTTCAGTACTTCGTCGACCAAAACGCTTGTTCTCAAACTCACTGGACAATTCACATTTTGGTTTCGTTTTAGTCTAGACGATATTTACAAGAACGATTTCGAGAAAGAAGAAGAATTTTTCGAGTTTTTCAACAAAATAGTAGTTGTACGACATCGTGCAAGTGGAAAGTATCAACGCGTCTCCGCCAACGATTTGTACCTTTCCAACGACTATTTCCAAATTGACAAATCTTTTCAAAATGGATTGGCCGTTTTCATGGATGTTGACAAAAACGAAAGTTTAGCACTGCCCTGGGATGTTTTGCAAGTAAACGTCTTTGCAGTCGGTTGTCTTTCACCGTTGAAAACTCTTTTGATTTCAAACAATCGTTCCTATGACAAACCAGATGACAAAATAGAATTCTTGAACAAGAATCCTTATAAAGCTACTTTTTCCGATTTATACTCCTATTTGCATTACAGGACCGTCGCGACAAGATGGGAAGATGGATTTAAATCTAGGCTAACGTCACTTACTTCTCACGTCGACTATGCTGATTCTGATTTCTTAATGCCTCTTTCAAAGTTTTGTAAGGGTCGCCTTGGCACGTTTCGCAGTATGATGGTGCATATCAAGCTCCCAATCCAGTACTCAGTCGAAATCATCGATTCGAAAACGCAGAAAATTCTCTATGGGATCAATGTCCCTGAATTTAAAACGCTAAAGGATATTGAATCCGATTTGGCAATAAAATTTCTTCATCAAATCGTGGCAGGACAAGTCGTGGATCTACCTTTGCACTACAGAGTCGAACCCATACTTCATTATGGGACGGATTGCCAATGCCTTTTGACAAACGAAACATCGATACTATTGGGTACAATCAAATTCTTGGGTACTACGAAATTCTAAAGCATATTTTCTCACAGATAACATAAAAAATCAACATGCACAATCTACTTAAATGTCAAAAAGATTTTATAGAATGTAACATGAAAAGAATGTCAGAGGGCAAGAAAGGGCATGTAGCCGTTCTTAGTGCTGGAATCGGGAAGACAGCGACAGGAACCATTCTGGCGTCGAACTATTTATTGGCCGGACATAAAGTACTGATCGTCGCACCCAGACGTGTTTGCAGCATTTGGGAGAATGAATTGCGACTCGTGGAAGATAGAGTTGCAAATCAATCCAATGCAAAAGTGATGCCACATGAAGAATTGAAACAACTTCTGGAACGAAAAGGTGTCACAGCTGCCGTTACTGAATTTCAAAAAAAGCTGGTGATCATCGATGAAGCTCATCTTTTCATTGACGAATACTTTCACGACGCCGATGAAAAGATGGGAGGTAATGTGGAATCACCTTTCTCCCAACTAACCCAATCCCAAAAGTTTTTGCTGACCTTTGCAGAGAACTCTTTGATGACAATTTTGTTCTTGTCGGTTCCTATCGTCCGATCAGTTCTGGATTTACGCTGGATGTACCACATGGCAAATGGCTATGACGGGCCTCATAACAGTGATAAACACATTGGACGCACAGATACACAATGTTTGTTTCCAATCCATGCATCCAATTTCTTGGAGAAGTTCACGAAAATCAATGGGTGGAAGAAATTCATTCATAAAGTCTCCACTTTTCTGGATTCGGACAATGTTGACCTGCTTAAAAAATTGATCAAAAGTGCAGCCTTGATTGATATCAGTGCCTTTTTGATTGCATTGTTAGCTTGGTTCAGAAACAAAAAAGATGTTCAACGTAGTGCAGTACGAATCAATGCCAAAATTCAAGAAGTGAAAAATGCGTACTCGTTTCTTCGAGAAATCAATCGGTACATTTTTGCCGCAAAGACTGTCAATACCGTCGTGGCAAGTTCTGCTTCCGCCGCGACATTTTCGTTGACCGGTACCATTGCAGCCTTTTTGGCAAATCCAGCAACATTGCTCATGATTCTTGTTTGTGCTCTCTCTTTCGCTTGGTCGCAGGCTACAAAGTACTTGCACAGCGGTCAAATACCTGGTGACAAGGATATCTTTCTCACACGTACGTTGCTTTACGACGATTTTGCCAATGTTTTAAAATCTGCTTTCTTTTTCGGATCCATTGATGAACATGAAAAGGAGGTAGCAGGATTTCCTCTTTCTTCCCGAACAATAACAAAGTGTGTCGATTATTCTACCGAACAGCGACTTCTTGCGATGAGGTTCCATTTTGAAAGTTTAGAGGAAGAAGATATGAAATTACTGAAAATCAAAGCTGCACACATAAATTCCTATGTCAGTGACGAGAACCGGCTTTTCTATGGTTTAAAAGTAGGAAATGTAGCCGACAAAGAATCAAAGTATCCCCAGAAATTTCATGAAATTGAGAAAGTCATATTTATGGACAAGGATGTCAGAAGATGCGCCTTCTACACGCGTTTTGGCGATACGTTGCTCCTTTTCAACAAATACTTGTACGAAACGTTGGCGGCACGTCATGGTGAATCCGTCTCGCCATCCAATCATGATTATCTTTATGACGAAATTGACAAAGATGATACGAGTATACATGCGACTTTTCAACGTGACAAGTTGTCTTCACACAGAGATCCAACCATCGATTCGTTTGTCATTGTTGAATTTGAAACGACTGTGGCTTTCAATGATTATACAAAAATATGGCAAATGTTTACGAAACAAAGCAATCTATTCGAAGGGTTCGATGTACCCAGAAAAGACTTTTTCAAATCAGGACTTTTTGAAAAGCAGGGTCGACGCCACATTCTAACGATTCAAATTCTCCAGACATGGTTATCTCCATCGTGGCTCAACTATTTATGTGACCATGTATTTCCAAATATATCTCGTCAGGAAATCGAAACACAGCTTTATCAAGGAATCCAACGATGGATCATTCACGCCAAAAATAAAAAATACAACATTTATCTCCTAGGTAATGTTCAGTATTTTGACCGTATCTTGGACGAATTCAACGACGAAAAGCTCGAGTATGAAGGGTTTCTACTGCTTCACTCAAGATGGAAAGGCGGTATATCTGTAAAGCGGGTCCAACAGTTTCATGTTTTAGATGTCATTCCTTTGTATGCAGACAAACAGCAAATATTCGGATTAGTCGCGAGAAATCAGTCCCATCCTCGACGTTGCAACGAAAAAGAGATTGTCGATGAATCTAAGTTGAAAGTGACGATCTACAATTGGACTTGTAACGACAACGTCTGCACATCTTGCCTGAATGGTCGAATATTCAGCAGTGTGATGACAGAATCTAGTATTATGTCAAGATCCGTAGCACAAGCCGTTTCTGGAACACTTGCGACGTTCTCGGACATTGGGGAATCCATAAAACAGTTCAATTTGACAGAGGCTGGTGTGAAGGCGATCGATGTTGCAAAACCCGCTGCCAACTATTTAAAAGGACAAGCATTGGTCGATTGCCAAACTCCGGCGTCTATTGAAACGCTCCTTTCTACTACACATGAGGGTATAGATAAAATGTTAGAAATGTTAGCTACTAAGGGTACAACCATTGATTCTTGCAAAGTGGATTGTGTCATTAGTTCTACACATAAATCCTTTCGGACCCCAAAACGATTCAGTAACGATCTCTCAAAAGCAACATTGGCACAATTATGCACTGCAAAACTATCTAAGCGCGGTGGCTACTACAGGCGACGTCGATGACCACGTGATTATAAATTACATCGAAGTGCCCTATTGGTCGTCGCATGATATATGGTTTGATCATGAAACGCAAACGAATAATCTTTTTCATATCTCATCAAATTACTCTCCTTTAGTTCTCTTCGGTATCCACTATACTCACGAAACAAGTGTTGTCCAGTATCGTCGAAAATGGTCGACGAACCAGCGTGATAATACTTGAAATGATGAAGATCAGAAGAAATTAGAGATGCCAAAAGTGCAGGACCAGTAGGGTCCAATGGACCTTTGCCGTGATAATTGCATTTGACATTCTCTAAGATTTGAAGAATTGCAGATTTCAAAACTGTATTTCCTTTTCTAGCGACTATAAATGCATTGTAGATTCCCCGACCGTTGTAAAATGCATTGGGATCGTCTTTTACAAACACTTCAGAGATGACAAAAGGAGTCAAGGTGACTCCGTTGACAGGTTCGAGTTTACAGTCCATGTAGACACCACCGAATCGGTAGAGAACATAGTAGCGCCATAAATCGGATTTATACGCCATAGGAAGCAATGTGTCAAATGCAAGTAAAAGATCGCGTCCAAACTCCACGTCGTCTTCCAGCAAGGAGCGAGCTGTTTGCAAATCGTACAAGTAGAAAAGGAAATTATAATTCGATCTTCGCAAAGCATCTACGTTTTCGCGCATCTTCGTTGGAAGCTTCTCGTCATGCCAGAAAAGGAAAACCTGTTTTGGAATCATAGGTGATTTTTCACGAACTGTTTTAGGAAGCGGGGAAAGCAGAAATTGGTGGTAAATGGTCATCACGACCATTGCTATGAGAAGAAAATGAGAAACACGTTTTCTAAAGGACATTTAGATGGCTTTTCAAATTATGATGTCTGGCCTGTATGAATCCTCTTCATTTATTTATTGACTCCAATACGTCGAAATTCTACTACTAATGGATATTTTCTAAATTTTTCTCTCAAGGGCTCTATAAACGAAAGGTCATCCTTTGTCATTGTATAGGACAGATGAAGAAATTTCAACGTGGGAACATTGCGCTTGATGATGGTAATATGGCTGTCCAATGCCTCGCTTATTTTACCGTACAAGTATAGAAACACGAGTTTTGGAAGTAATGCCAAGAAGGTGAATCGATGATCGAGTTCTTGAGGGACAAAACGAATATGTCCTGGTGAAACACTGTCCGTGCCGTCGTAGATAGCAAGATGCACTAGATTTTTCATTTTTGTCAATTCAATCAAAGAAACACAACCACGAGAGTACACTGAAAGTTTTGTCATTAACGATTTGTTACTTATAGTTTTTAACACACCATCTAAATGGAAAGAAGTCGTCATGATTTCAAGCGAAGTCAGATTGGGAAGGGAGGCAATCAACTTGTGAAGAATGCAGGTCTCATACAAATTATAAATGTCGGCACTGATTGGGACTCCACGAAAAACAACCAATTCACGGACATGACAAAGTCGAGGGATATACCTATTCAAATCGAGGTATCGCTGTAACTCTTTGACGCTTTGAACATCAATGATTAGTTTTGAACAAGGGAGGTGCCATGTGACAATATTGATGATTTCGGTAAGGTCGTCGCATATGTACATTTCTTTTAACCATTTCTGATAAAAAGAGTTATCGATTGTAGTGACAAAAGCTTTGCAGCAGACGCGAAGATGTTCAAGGTTGTCAAATGTAAGGTACGTGCATATTTGAACGAGGTTGTCGTAAAACAGTAGAAGGAGTGGAACATTTGAAGAGATTATTGACATTGTATGATATTACTTTCACGATGATGGTAGTAGCCTTGGCTGAAAAATGTCTTCAAAGCGAAAATACATAATCCCGAATATTCTCCGTCCACTATCATTTTTTGGAGTTATGACATAATTGTTAATGCCTATTAAAGCAATATGCATTTATATGACGTCACCATAGTATATTCACGTATATTCACTGCTCTCTTGGAGTTAAGATAATTTCATGAACAAGCTGTCTGCAGTAGTATATAAAAACTGCACAGAGACATATTTTTATCCAATGAAAGAGAAAGGAAACAATAAAGGACGAATTGAAAATAAATTCTTTCTTTTATATTAAACTTTCAAACTTGTCTGATTCATCATAAAAAAACAAATCGATGTCAAAGAGCAAAAAGAAAAGTTTCGAAAAGAAGGGTAGTACAACATCCAAGAGGAAAGCAGTGAAGGCAAAACAAGGCTTGGAAACGGTTGAAACATACAAAGAAAAAGTTGTTGAGAGTATATTCAATCAATTTGTAACATTCGTCTCTTCCAGTCAAGATAGAAAGCATTTGGAATTCTATGCTCCAAAAACTGTAACTCTGAACGATGAAGATTTAAAAGTATCGAAAGGAGACAGAGTATTCACTGTATATGTAGCTAAAATCAGATCTAATGGGTCATTCATTGCAAATATGCTCAATTTCGATTCCATGTCTATAAATTTAGAGTTCTTACAGAGACAGGGAATTCGAACGATGGTTTTTACCCGCATTATTGAGTACATGAGGAGTCACGTTTCACTAAAAGAAAAGTTTCCGTTTATCCGCATTT